GTCGTTACTGTTGAATAATTTATTTTTATATCTTTTAATATTTATGTTTATGTTTTATATTTTTAATAATTTAATTATTATATAAATGATAATATTAGAACGTTTATCTGGTAGATTAGGTAATAATATATCCCAACTTTCCAATATTATAGATATAGCCATAGCACATAAACATAATATTAAATTTAATGTAAAAATTCTTTATTTTGATCTTTCAGTAATTGTAAAATATTTTAACAAATATAATAATAGTGAAATAATCAAAGATAAGAAAAAAAATTTTTTTGGTCAAAATGTATTGTCATTTTCAAATGACATATTTAAACAAAATGTTAAAGAAAGAAATAAAATATTACAGGAAGCATTTTTAATAAAAAATATTGTTAAATTAAATGAAAATGATTTAGTAATTCATATTAGAAGTGGAGATATATTTTCATCAAACCCACACCAAGGATTTGTTCCTCCACCTTTATGCTTCTATATTAAAGAAATTAATAAGCGTAAATATGAAAAAATTCATATTGTCTGTGAAGACTTAGTAAATCCAGTTGTAAATAAATTACTAAAATTATATAAAAATGCCGTTCATAATATAAATACTTTAGAAAAAGATATTAGAATAATATTAGGAGCTACAAATATTATATTTAGTGTTGGATCTTTTATTCCAGCTTTAATAAAGATGTCTAATAATATTAAATATAAGCATAATCCATGTTGTTATGATGAGGATTTAAAAGAATATTATAAAATTATGAAACCTTGGAAAAATACAAAGAAACAAAGGGAATATATTTTAACTTATAATTATAATTAACTCGATGTTTTAATTTAATTTGTAAAAACATAAACATTTGCTATATTACCTACTAAAAATAATAGTGCATGAACATGAATACATTTATCTTCGTCATTAATACTCTTAAAATATGTACTTAGTGAAAAAATGTAAACTTCTATTAATAAAACAAAAGTACAAATTAGTTCTTTTTTAAAAATAAAAGAAAAAATGTAAGAAAATAACATTGTAAATGCTACAGCAATATAATCTATAACACGTATTAAATTATATTGTGGTTTTCTCCAAAATAAATAACTGGTAATACATACTAAAATATGTGGTATAGAATAAATTATTCCTGCTGATTTTATAATATATAAAGTTGTAAAAAAATTTGTCATATTCATAGATAGCATAAAATTAGCATTTGATCTTTTGTATATAATATCATCATTATCATTTATAATTATTTTGTCACATAAAATTTTAATTCTATTTTCTAATTCATTACCTGATAAATCTACATTATTTGTCATTATTATTAATAAACTAATAAAATCTTATATCATTTTGTAAATATATATACATTACAAGCACTACCTATAAAATACAATAATGAATGTAAACGTAAAGATCTGTTTTCATCATCAATCGATTTAAAATGACAACTCATCATGAATACATAGTATAATAACAAAAATAACAGACTCCCTTCAAAACCTTTATTTAAATAAAATGAATAAATTAATGTAAAAAATATAGATGTTTGTGCAACAACATAATCAACAATACGTATATAATTAAAACGAGGTTCTTTCCAAAAAAAATAACTAGTTACAAAAACTGCTGTATGTGGTAAAGCTATTAACACACCTCTTTCTTTTGCTACGTATATAGATGAAAATAAATTCAAAAAATTAGTATTTATTACCAATTCTGTATGAGTTGTATCTTTGTAAATATGTATGTCATCAACATCAATATTCACATGTTGTATGCTGCCCTCTTCAAGATGTTCTAACATATTTTCACTCATATAGTTATTGCATCTTTTTTTTTAAATTAATATATTAAATTATATATTAATTTAAATTATTTCATTAAAATATCTAATTAAAATTCACTAACACCTGTACTGTTACCACCACGTGATCTTACATGATTTAATTGATCAAATGATAAACAAGCACAACCATCACCATTAGAATATGTTGATGGACAACAGTCGGCTTTAAATTGTGTTTTTTCAAAAAAATCCATTTTACCTTCTTCTAATGGCATTGAAGTACTTGTATGATCATTTGCTAAATGTGCGGCAACACCATTACTATTTGGTACACCATTATCAACACCTGAATTTACTTCAGCAAATTGACTTGTTACGAATGATTCTGTTGTACCACTTCCTGAGCCACTTCCTGAAACAGATTTTCCTGTTAAACGATTCATTACCATATCTTTAATATCTGTTAATAATTGAAATCCTTCTTGAGGATCAACTGTTAAACATGAACAGAATAAATGTGCTCCAATTACATAACCTAAAGCAACACATAATAATACTACTTCCAATCTAAATTTTAATCCAAATAATTTAAATTCTTGCATTTGCTTTACTATACCGTTGATATCCATATTATACATATTAATGATAAAATATTATTTTTCTTCTTTATTTTTTTTAACTTAATATACTTCATTATTTATAAATGATGATGAATTATTTAATTCTGGAATTATTCCATTATCTTCCCAATCACTAAATATATATTCTCCTATATTTATGTTATGATCACTTGTTATTAAACAAAAAAATTCTTCTAAATTATTTGGCAATAAAATACTGCAAGGATGATCTTTTACATAAATATAATTATCATTCATATTATCTAATATTAAATGACTTTCAGATACTAATATATCACTTTCATTTACACCTGATTTAGGTAATGAATATAACTTGGATATATAATTACCATTATTATCTGTATTCTTAATTTTCATTGTTGCATATACAACACTACCTCCATCTATTGTTTCTCCTAAATGTATATCTCTTAATTTTTTAACACTACCATCATTTAATTTAATCAAATTATCTCCACTAAAACAAAACCCTTCTTTTTTATTTTTATTTATTATATAACCACTCATTGAATAAAAAATATTTATAAATTTGCTAAATAGCATGGATACATAATTTATTGTATAATTATAACTTTTTTCAATATTATTATAAAATAATACTAAAACGTCTTTTAAAAATGCATAACATTTAATAAAATATTCTTCTTTATTATTTGTTTTATTATTGTAAAAGCCTTCTAATAAAATATTATAATCATTCCAATCTTCATTCTTATTCATAAATAAATTAAATTGAATAAAATATATAATTAATATAGTTAATACTATAAAAAATATGTAATAATAATTTGTCATTAAAAATAATATTAATATACATGCTTATTTTTTTTAATAGAATTTAATTTAATGCTTTCGTTATTAATTTAAAAATTATTATTCTATTATAATATAAATGAATCCTCAAGAATCATTAACACTACAAAGAATGATAAAAGAAAATGATGTTGTTGATCAAACTAACAATATTAGAAAGCTTAAACACAGTGAAGATATAAAAAGAGATATTATTAGAATTAATGTATTACACGAAAGGGAAAAAAATCTTAAAATAGAAAATAAAGCCGAATTTGATAATTTACTACGAAGCGAATGTTCTTTTTTATACAATAATTACACTGATATTTTTAATAAATTAAAAAATGAAGAAATTAATGTTGAATTATTACTTTTGTTTGTTAAAAAATTAGCTTCTATTGAAAATGGAGAAACTGATCAACACAATGCTTCTTACGAAATAGGTCAAATATTAAAACAAATATATATAGATAGTGCTTTAAAAAGAAGTGAAAAAACGGATAGTGAAATAATTCAAAATGTTAAAAAAGAACCTGCTATTAAAATTAATTGGAAACAATACAAAACTATGATGAGTAAATAATTATTCAATAATTACTTCTTTTGCAATATTTTTTATTATTTTTTTTACATTAGAATTATCTCTACATACACTATTACTTACAATATTCAATAATATATCATTTTCAGGATGATGAGCATCTAAACATTCTGGATGCTCATCTTTCCAGTGTTCAATTTGTCGCATATTATTATGTTTTACTGTATTGATTGCATTTACAATATGTGTACGTTCATTATCTTCTTTTTGCCACGTATCATTATCTTTAACATATAAAATTTCCCTTTTCAAATCACTACAATGTATTGGTCTTTTTGTCATTTCTAATTGTTGTAATCCATTTACAAATATTTGACTTATACCATCAATAAAACCTACTCTACCCGTATTTTCTAAATCACTCAATTGTATTTGTAAATTATTTACAAAGTCATTTATATTTAAAGCATCTTTACAATGTTCATTTAAAAATATATTTAAATTTACTTTATTTGTTGTTGTCGTATTATTACTTCCTATTTTGGGTATCATATCTACAATCGTTTTTTGTAACTCATCATTTTTTTTCATCATAGTTACAAACATACTTTTATAATCTATATTTGTTTCATCATGTTTATCATTATCTATATTTTTATTTTCATGATTCATTATTTCTGTATTTTGATTTTCCATTATTACTTCATCATCAATATTACATTTTTTTTTATGTCTATATAAATTTTGTCGTTGCTTGAACTCTTTTCCACACGAACATATGTACTGATCTTTTGCACTATTTTTTTGTAATCCTTTTGTCATAATTTCGTGTTTACGTGTTGTTAAATGTTTATTATAATCATATTTTTTAATTGTAGTATAGTTACAACATTCGCAAAAATATTTTTTTTCGTTTTTTTGCGACTTTTTTGTCATCATTCACTCTTAATATATGATTACATAAAAGTCGCTATTTTTATATTGATTTTTTTTTGCATTTTTTTTCAAATTCAAAATTTTATTTTTTTATTATTTTCAAAAAAATTTTTTTTTTCATTTTAATTATAATTTTTTATTACCATATTTCATTTGCCATTATCATTAAAAAAAGTGCGACTTTTTTGTAATCATATGGTATCATTTTGAAAAATGCTGTAAAAAAAATTTATGTTTTGTTTTTTTTCTCATCAATTATGATAAACATTATTTATCTTTTAAAAAAATGCGACTTTTTCGATTTTTATGGTATCATTTAATGATACCATAAAAGTCGCAATTTTTGTTTTTTTGCCCGATTTTTGCCTGATTTTGCCCGATTTTTTCAATTTTTTAGTTGGTCACAATTTTTTTTTTATATAAATAATATTACGATAAATAATTTCAAAAAAACATTTTTTAAAAATGTAATTTTTTAATTACCCTTTTTTTTTTAAAAAAAAAAAAAAAAATTTGAAAATTCCCAAAAAACATTGTCCATTTTTTTTTCTCAGATGTTTTTTTCCAAAAAAAATTCGGGTTCCGAGAATAATAAATTATATATTTAAAACTATTAAATATATTACATGATAATACATATATGAAAAAATTAGTAATTGTTGAATCACCAGCTAAATGTAAAAAAATAGAATCATATTTGGGGAAAGATTATAAAGTTATTGCATCTTATGGTCATTTTCGTGAAATAAAAGGATTGAAAAATATTGATAAACAGTACAATATAGAGTATACTCTATGTGAAAATAAACAAAAATACATTACACAATTGAAAAAAGAAATTTCAAAAGCAAGTGAAATAATATTAGCAAGTGATAATGATCGTGAAGGTGAAGCAATAGCATGGCATATATGTGATCAATATAATTTACCTATTAACAATACAAAACGTATAATATTTAATGAAATTACAAAAACAGCTATTCAAAACGCTATTAATAATCCAATAAAATTAAATATGAATATGGTTGATGCTCAAAGAGCTAGACAAGTGATAGATCTGTTTGTAGGTTTCAAAATTTCACCCATATTATGGAAATATATTAACCGCAATGCTAATTTGTCTGCAGGTCGTTGCCAAACACCAGCACTTAAAATCATATATGAAAATCATTTAGAATATGAAAATCAAAAACCAGAAAAATATTATAAAACAATAGCATCATTTACGAATCTAAATCTATTATGTAATTTAAAATATGATTATAAAGACGAAAAAGATTTAGTTTCTTTTTTAGAATTATCTAAAACATTTGAACATAATATTTTATCAAAAAAAACAAAAAAAATGAAAACAATACCACCTAAACCATTTACTACAAGTATGTTACAACAAACAGTAAGTAACAATCTACATATATCACCAAAAGAAACAATGATGATTTGTCAAAAATTATATGAAGCAGGATTAATTACATATATGCGTACTGATTCTATAAAATATTCAAATGATTTTATTAATTCAATTAAACAATATATATTAGAACAATTTGATAAAACATATATTAATCAAAATATTGATAATATGAATAATGGCGAAAAATCTAATAAAAATGCGCAAGAAGCACATGAAGCTATTAGAGTAACAAATATTGAAATAACTACATTACCCGATAATTTCAAAGATAAAAAATATCAAAATCTATATACACTAATACGTAATCATAATTTAAAAACTTGTATGGCAGATAGTACATTTGAAGAATTAGAAATGAAAATATCAGCACCAAATGATCATTACTATTCATATAAAACAAAAAGACCTATATTTTTAGGATGGCGTAAAATTGAATATAAAAATGAAGAAGATTATTTTAATTTTATAAAAAATTTAAATGATAATAATCCTCTACAGAATAACTATATTCAATCACAAATACATATAGAAAAAACAAAACAACATTTAACTGAAGCTTCATTAATTCATAAATTAGAAACAATGGGTATTGGTCGTCCATCTACATTTGCATCAATAGTAGACCGATTATTTGATCGTAAGTATGTAAAAAAAACAGACGTAAAAGGTAAGAAAGAAAAATGTAAAAATTACTTATTAAACAGTGATAAAAATATTATTTTAAATGAAGAAGAAAAAATATTTCAAGGAGAAAAAAATAAATTAATTATCCAAAATATGGGCATTGTTGTATGTGAATTTTTATATAAATATTATTATGATTTATTTCATTATGATTACACAAAAAATATGGAAGATACTATAGACGAAATAGCTAAAAATAAAACGTCTTATTATGACACATGTAATAAGTTTAATACAAATATTACAAATATTATTAATAGTCAAAAAACATTATTACCACAAAAAGATAAAATAATAATTGAAAATGAGTATGAATGTGTAAATGCAAAATATGGTTTAGTTTTAAAAAAAACAGATAAAAATAATACACTTTTTTACGCAATAAAAAAAGAATTTACATATGATTATTTAAAAGATAATTGTGATAATTTAAAGTTTAGTGATATTGTTGAAAAAAAAGAAGAAATGATATTAGGTGAACATAATGATGAAAAAGTTACATTAAATAAGGGTCCATATGGACATTATTTAAAATATAAAAGTAAAAATATTAAATTAACCGATGATTTAAAAAGCAATATAGAAAATATCAAATTAGAAGATATTCTATTTTTATTAAATGAAAGTGATAATGAAAAAACGAATATTATAAAAGTATATAATGATAATTTAAGCATACGTAATGGCAAATATGGTCCATATATTTATTATAAAACAAATAAAATGAAAAAACCTAAGTTTATAAATTTAAAAAAAATAAAAGAATTTAACAATGATTATAATAATTTGACAGAAGAATTAATAATGGGTTATATATAAAAAAAATATTATTATAATGTATTATTATAATAATGTTAGGATTTTTATTAAGTACAATAAGTATTGTTAAAAATAATTTTGTAGTATTTTCATCATTAATATTAATGACATTATTACAAGTATTATCTTTTTTTGTGACAAAAACTCGTAAGTTTATATATTATGGTACATCATTAATTTCTGTTTTTATTTTATTTTTTATTACATTTTTCCCATATATAGTGGGCAGGGGGGGAGCAGATTTTATTAGTCATATTGCTAATCCAATAAACGGTTTTGCCATATTTTTTTTACAAAGTGTTATTAATATATGGGAGATTTTTGAAAATAAAATAGAATTTACTACTAGTAAAACTATTGAAAAAATGGATGAAAAAATAGAAGAAGCAGCAAAAGAAACACTTATTGAAGGTTTTAGTCCATTTGCTTTCATTACTGAATTAGCTTTTAAGGATGTTATAATTAAAAACACTGATGATATTAAAAACGAATTACAACAATCATCAACATCCGCTCAATATGAAATGAAAAAGTTAATTAAAAATATATTAATTGTTTTGAGTTCAATATTTTCATATATTTATTTAGTCTATATGTTAAGTGCTGATACAAGTATGGCAATGTTAGATGGTTTTGTATTATTTTATATATTATTATTTGTTGCATACTCTTATTTTAAATACGAAATTATGCTATTTATCAAATATTATGCAACTGATGATTATGTAAATAAAATTAACATTTAAAATAATAATAATTAGTAATAAGAAATAATTTTATACGTAACACCATATTCAGTTTCACTTTCCCATAGTCCAGAAATTTTAAAATGAATATTTATTGTTGTATTATTATCATTTATTTTTTGATTTTCATCATGACAGCATTTAATAAATCCTAATCTTACTTGTTCTAATAAAGAATATTTTGGTATTTTACTTGTATTATTAATTTTTTCAAGTAAAATATTTTCTATATTTACTAGTCGTGTAATTAAATTTTTAATGTTATTATCATCATTATTTATAAAACATTTATATTTTTGATAGAATTTTACCATTTTAATATTTTTTACATTTATTAAAAATTGTAAATTATTTAATGTCATAAATTCATTAGAATATAATATTCTACGAAATGTACTATTGGCAATTATTGTATTTTTTACTGGTTCATTGAAATACACAAATTTTTCATTAAAATTATTAACATCTATTATTAAATTTTTCATAAGGTATTTTGTTATATATTTTAATAACATATACTTAAATAGTTTTATAATCATTACATAAAGATATATGCTAATAATATAATATGACATCATTAATAGATGAATATTTTATTTTAACCAAAAAACATAGGTTAGAATATCCAGGTAAATCAATATTATTGATGCTTGTAGGTGCGTTTTATGAAGTTTATGGAATAAAGAATGAATCAAATAATTTTGATGACAAATACAGTAATATATATGATTTTAGTAAATTATGTGATCTTGCAGTAAGTAAAAAAGGTCACAAATACAAAAATACAGATCTTTATATGGCTGGTTTTAGAGATTATTCTCTTGAAAAATATTTAATAAAATTAACTCAAAATGGTTTTCGTTGTTTCGTTTATGACCAGTTCGACGAAGGAAAAAAGAAAATACGAAAATTAACAAATATATATTCTCCAGGAACATATTTCCAAATGGATAACAAATTATCAAATAATATAACTTCAATATGGATTGAAAATATAAAATCTAATAAAACTGTTATATACGGTTTTTCAAGTATAGATATTAATACAGGTCAATGTAATATTTTTGAATATGAAAGTAAAAGCAATGAAACATCTTCTAATGAACTTGAAAGATATTTGTCAATACATAAACCTAATGAAATAATTTTAATATGCGACAAAAATAAATTTGATAATATTGAAATAATTAATAATATATTCAATTACCTAAAAAATAATTGTTTAAATGTTAATTTAATTGATGATTTTGAAAATAATAATAGCATATCCAATTGTGAAAAACAAACTTATGTTCACGAAATATTTAAAACATATTATAAAATCGATGATTTTGCCAGTTTTTTTGAAACGTATATTAATTTTCCTTTAGCATGTCAAAGTTTTTGTTATTTATTGTATTGGATTGAAAATCACAATCCTTATTTAATTAAATACTTACAAGAACCAAAAATAGAAACACATTCGCAAAATGTATATTTAGGATGTCAAACATTAAAACAATTGAATTTTATTTCAGATAATAAAAATGAAAGTGTTATTAGTTTAATTAATAAGTGTATAACACCTATGGGTAAACGAGATTTTGATGAAATGTTATTACATCCAGTATACGATGTTGAATATTTAAATGAAGAATATAAAATAATAGAAAAAATTTTGAACACAGAAGATTTTATTAATAATACAAATATGTATTTAAAATCTACTAACGATCATTCACGTTTACTTAGATTATTAGTATTAAAAAATATTAAACCAAATCAGCTATTTCAATTATATAATAATATTCTAAATGCTAAGGAGTTATGGAATGTTACAAATAAAACATTATCAAAATATCTAAAAAAGAAAAACATTAAAAATATTACCAATAGTTGTGACAAAATTATCAACTTATTCAAAAAAATATATAAAGTAGAAGAACTTGAAGACATAGACAATCAAATTATAGAAAAGAATATTTTTCAAACAGATTATTGTCCTGAAATAGATTCATTTGAAAATACAATGATTAAAACAAATAGTAATTTAGATAATGTAATAAATTTTTATAATAATTTAATATTAAAATCTGTTAAAAAAAAGGGTAATTACATTAGTTTACATGAAACAGAAAAAATGCCACCTAATTTAATATGTACAAAAAAAAGAGGTGATGTTATAAGAGAGTTAGTTAAAAAAGAAAAACAAAATATTGAATATTTTTCTAATTTAAAAATAACAAAAATTACGAACGCAAATGTTTCACTCAATAATGACTACATTAATAATTTAACAAATTCATATTTTAAAAATAATATGAAATGGAAGTCTTTACTATCAAAAGAGTATATTCTTTCTCTCAACAACTTTTTAGAAATACATGATGAAATAAAAGAAATAGGTAATTACATTTCATTGATTGATATTCTAAGAACAAAAAGTTTTATATCAAGAGAGAACAATTACTGTAAACCAGTTATCAAAAATAATAATAAAAATACATCATATGTTAATGCTAAAGAATTAAGACATTGTTTAATAGAAAAGTTACAAAATGATGAAAAATATGTTACTAATGATGTGAGTTTAAATGAAGAAGAAAAAGGATTGCTTTTATATGGTACAAATGCTGTAGGAAAAACAAGTACTATAAAAGCATTAGGATTATGTTTATTATTAGCACAATCAGGAATGTATGTACCATGTAGTAATTTTCAATATTTTCCATATAGTAAAATTTTTACAAGAATTTTGAATAATGACAATATGTTTAAAGGTTTGTCAACTTTTGCAATAGAAATGACAGAAATGAGAACTATATTAAATATGGCTGACGAGAGAAGTTTAGTATTAGGAGATGAATTATGTTCTGGCACAGAATATGAATCAGCAATAAGTATTTTTGTATCAGGTTTAAAATGGTTATATAATAATAATGTAAATTTTATATTTGCAACTCACATACATGAAATTGTAAATTATGATGAAATATTAAAAATGAATAAATTAAAATTCAAACATTTAACAGTTAGATATGATTATGAAAAAGATTGTTTAATATACGACAGAAAATTAAAAGATGGGTCAGGTGAATCAGTATATGGATTAGAAGTATGTAAATCATTAAATATGCCCAAAGATTTTTTAGAAGATGCTTTTCAAATAAGAAAAAAATATATGGACAAGACTAATATATTAGATTTTAATTTATCAAAACGTTATAATTCTAATATTATTATGGGATATTGTGAAATATGTAAAAAAAACAAAGCAACAGAAGTACATCATTTACAGTATCAAAGTGAAGCAAATGAAAAAGGTTTTATTGAACATTTACATAAAAATCATAAAAGTAATTTAATTTCAATATGTGATAAATGTCATCAAAACATTCATAAAGATAATATTAAAATGGAAAAGAAAAAAACATCAAAAGGAATTCAATTAATATAACTAATATAATTGAGTAGTATTTTTTATCAATTAATAAAAAAATTGATTCGTAAATAAATCAAACTTAAAGTATTAAAATAATATACAATGTCATCTTCTAACAAAGAATATTATTCTAATACTACTGATTGTATGATCACTGTGGGTAATGATAATATAAATCATATTGATTTAAATAAAATAACATATATGATACACCCAAAACTAAAAAAAAAATTAGTTGTAATAGGAAAAAAACCATTTAATGAATATTATAAATATTGTAAGGATTTCGTTTCATTAAATGATAAAACACATGTTTTACAATTAGAAGATGATATTTTTAGCTTTTATTGCAGTAATACAAATGGAGGAAGTTGGATTTTTATAAACGAATAAAATTAATTAATTTATTGGTATTTTATTAATAATTTATTTTAAATAATTAATCTTTTTTTATTTAAAATATAAACACTATATACGTATTATATCATATATAATTATGAAATTTTTAGAAACAGGTTTTAGAGAATATTTAGATAATTGTAATAAATATGATTTACATCCAGAAATAGAAATAAATAAATTTTCTAATAACTTAGAAGAAATTAATAACATTATTATTTATGGACCTCCTGGAATTGGTAAATATAGTCAGGCTTTAAAAATTATTAATCATTATAGTCCAAGTAATTTAAAATATGATAAAAAAATTCAATTGCAGGGAAATAAAGATGACAGTATTATGATTCATATAAGCGATATTCATTATGAAATAGACATGGATTTATTAGGTTGTAATTCTAAAACATTATTTCATGTTTTATATGAACAAATATGTGATAGTATTCGTTCAAGTAATTCGAATTTATTTGTAAAAAATAAAAAAAATAAGGCACATGGAATAATATTATGTAAAAATTTTAAGAATATACAAGCCGAATTATTAGAGACTTTTTACGCATATTTAACAAGTGTAAATGATATTACTTTACGTTTTATAATATTAACAGACAGTATTGGATTTATACCAAAATGTATTACAGAATCATGTAATATTATTTCAATTTCTCGTCCAAAAAAATCATGCTATCAAAAAATATTATCGTTGGTAGGAAATAAAGATGTTAAAATAACAGAAGACGTTAATAATATAACTAATATAAAAAATGTTTTAATAAATAATGGCAATATTAATGTAAATAAGATTTTTTTAGATAGAATTAAAAATTTATTTAATGAAAAAAAAAATAATATTGATATTGAAAACGTAAGAAACATTATATATGATGCAATGACATATAATATATCAATGGATGAATTTATATTTGAAATTATTGAATATTTATGTTCAAATAATCTTGTCAAAGATAATGATAAATTATTACAAATTATGATTAATTTTCATCAACAATATAAAAATAATTATAGACCAATATTTCACTTAGAGAAATGTCTATTAGATTTAATAAATATAAGTTATGAAAGTACATGAAGCATTAAATATATTTGAAATAAAAAACATAGAAGGTATTGAAATTTTAGAATTATCAAAAAAATATAAAAAAATTGCTTTAAAATTACATCCTGATAAGGGTGGAAATGAAGATGAATTTAAAGATTTAACAACAGCATACGAAATGTTAAAAACTATAATAGAATTAAATGAAGCTGATAGTAATAATAATAATAAAATAAATATTTTAAACGAAATGATTATTAATATAAATAATTTTTATAATAATAACGAACACGTTAAACAATTTATTTCTATTTTTACAACTAAAATAAATAATTATATACAGCGTATTATTAATAATATGAAATATAATGATTTAATAAAAATAAATGAAATATTAAAAAAATGTGATTTTTTATTGGGTAATAGTATTTTTGATATTGTTGAAAATAAAATAGCTGAAATGAAAAATAATGATAAAAATGAAAAAAACATTAAATATATATCTATTCCTGCAAATATAAATGACATTATAAATGACAATTTATACTGTTTTAAATATAATAATACAAATATAATTGTTCCATTATGGCATAGTGAATTGTATTACGAAGTAGATGATATTTCAAATAATAAAATAGAATTGATTATTAATATAAATACTATATTGCCAAATAATATGTATTTAGATGATATGAATAATTTACATGTAAGTATTAATAAAAAATTAGAAAATACATTATTATATGAAGAACATATTGAAATAAATATTGCCGATAAAATATTAAATATTAATGTAAATGATATTTTAATTAAAAATTATCAGCAAATAATACTAAAAGGACATGGACCTTGTAAAATAAATTATGATAATATATACAATAATACATCATTATTAGGTGGTGAAAAAAGTGATATAATAGTTCATTTAAAGATGTATTAATTTTACACCTTTGAATATTAATAATAATACATATTATTATACAAATAAATATATTTATAAAAAAAAATATATTTATTATTTTTATTCTTTTTTTAATTTCATTTTTATTCTTTTTTATTTTCATTTTTATTCTTTTTTATTTTCATTTTTATTCTTTTTTATTTTCATTTTTATTCTTTTAAAATAATTATACTTTCTTTTTAACTACCTTCTTTTTTTTTACAACAGGTTCAGGCTCAGGTTCAGGTTCAGGTTCTACTACATCTTCTTCTTCTTCTTGAACAACATCTTCTTCGTCACTTTCAACAAAAGCATTATTTACTTCTTCATCATCATCTTTTGGTTTAACACGAAGAACATTTTTTTCTTCGTCATCAAGTTCAATATGGCAAACTTGTACTTTAGAAGCTCTTGGTTGTGTTACAGCTTGATGAAGACGCCATGTTACACCAAATTTACCATTAGCAAACCAGATACCACCACATTGAACAACTGCTGCTACATTAGAACCTTTTGAAATAAAGTCCAAAGGAGTCAATGATGAATCATTTGAATCAGGAAATACTTGTTCATAATCAGTATTGAAAATGTTAGTACTCCATTTACCATCATAACATGGAACTTTTACACGTAGTGTAGGAGATTTTGTATAATCAAATTCCTTTGTTTCCTTATTTTTTGGGTATTTCAACATTGGTGTCCATAGTGCATCAATTACATCAGCACTAAGTGGCTTTGTTTTACCAAACCATTCTTTATGCTTAGACATAGCATCTTCTTTGATCTTTGCTTCAAAATCTTTTAGAACTTGTAGAAATTGATCAAGCTTAGGATTTGAATATTCTTCGCTTGGGAATTGAAGACTCATCTCATATCTTTCATTACCTTCATAATCACTTACACCATAAGTGTACATAAGTGGTGATGAAAGATACAAAGCACGTTTGACTTCGCCATTCATAATATTGACAGATTTACCGCCAGAGGTATTTTGCTTAGGTTGACCATAAGCAATAATATCAGTATTAAATTCGTTCGCTTTTACAACAGTGATTCCGCTCATTTTTTATATTTTACTATAGCATTATAGCTTTAAATCGATTTCAATTTTTTTTTTAATTCACACAAAAATGGTCAGAAAAAAATATATTTATAAAAAAAGAACATTTAAAATAAAAATAATATATATAAGAAATAATGACAACACGTTCAAATAGTTTTGATTTAAATCAAAATAAACCTTTAAAAAGTCAATATCAAAAAAAAATAACAGATAAAGATTTTGAAATATTAAAATATGATGAATATGAAAATATCAAATATATAAATTATACCGTAAACCAGCTAAAAAAATTAGCAAAACATTATAAACTAAAAAGTTCTGGTAATAAGGCTTTTTTACGTACAAGTATATACGCTTTTTTAAAAGGTTCTATACCAGCATTATTAATACAAAAAAATTGGAGAAAATATATGGTAAAAAATTATATTTTTAATAAAGGTCCTGCATGTATAAAAAGAAGTTTATGTGTAAATAATACTGATTTTTATTCATTGGAGGAAATAAAAAAAATACCAATTGAACAATTTATTTCATATAAAGATGAAGATGGTTTTATATATGGTTTTGATTTACAATCAATAAATGAATTAATGAAACAAAATAATAAACAAGAAAATCCATATAATCGTAATAAAATACCATCTAAAATTAAAAATAATTTAAGAAAAATAATAACATTATCACGTATATTAAAATTAAAAATAAATATAAATATTGATTTTAATGAATCATCAAATCAAAATCAAGATGTCATTAGATCAAAAATTGTTACTTTATTCCAAATTATTGATGGTTTTGGACACACCACAGATGTGCGATGGTTTATTGATTTAGATCGAAGAAGATTATTATATTTTCTAAGAGAATTACATGATATTTGGAATTATAGAGCTGGTTTAACATCACAAACGCAAATGGAAATAGTGCCTTCGGGAACACCTTTTAGTAGAAATACTATAAATTATTTATTTACCAGTGGAACATTAGAACAAATCCAAAGATATACATTGAATGTGATAGAAAAATTAATAAATACAGGAATAAATGACTCATCAAAGTGTTTAGGTATATATTATGTATTATCCGCATTTACTCTTGCATCAGCAAGTGCAGCGAATAGTTTACCATGGCTTTATGAATCAGTTCAACATCAAATATATTAAGACAATAATTAAAATTGCGTATATTAATATTAATATTAAAATAAAAATATAAAAATGCGTAAAATTTTTATATTTTTAAAAATTAAGACGTAATTTGTATTGAATAATATAAAAAAATATAATTTGTTTGTTAAAAGGATATAAAAAGGTTTTATATATATAAATTATAATGGCAAAGTCATCTAACACCCCCGCTAAAGCTTCCAAGAAAGTAGTAAAAAAAACTACTCCTGCTCCTGCTCCTGAACCAGTTACAGTAGCTCCTCCTGCTCCTGAACCAGTTGTTGCTGATACTGTTGAAAATCAAACTGTTGATTCTGTAGAAGAACGTTTTTCTGTTTTTAGTTCCAAATTAGCCGAAGCTATTTCAGCTCTTAATGTTGTAAAAGCTGAATACAAGGTATTGGAAAAAATCTGTGGAAAAGAATTGAAAGCTGCTCGTAAGTTGAGCGCAAAAAAGAAACGTGCTGGTAACCGTGCTCCCAGTGGATTTATCAAACCTACTTTGATCAGCCCTGAACTTGCTACTTTCCTTGGAAAACCAAGCGGTACCGAAATGGCAAGAACTGAAGTAACTCGTGAAATCAATAAATATATCAAAGCACATAAACTTCAAGATCCTGAAAATGGACGCAAAATTAACCCTGATGCCCCTCTTGCTAAGCTTCTTAAGATTAAAAAAGACGACACTCTTACATACTTCAATCTCCAACGCTACATGTCTCCTCATTTCCCATCATCATCTTCATCTGCTTAAATAATTAGTTATTAAAATATTTTTAATAATATGTTAAATTAATTTATAATTTAATATATTAACATTTAATTTTATTATCCATATAATGACATTCTCATAGTTGTTATTAATTCATCATCTATTTTATTAGCATGATAATTCATTTCAATATTATATTTCATTTTTTGTACAATATTTATAAATTGTGTATCACGACTTTTTCGTATAATATAATCAATAAACTTTCCTACTTTATTTTTATCAAAATTCAAAATATTTTTATTATGTTCTATGAAATGTTCCATAGTATCCGTATCATTATATAAAATAATCGCTTTCAAAATATAATAACAAAAAACATTTGTCTTTTCTTTATATTTATCAACTTCATCATTATTAATTATGTTATCATATGACAATTCCATAAAAGATAATATTTTAACTAATTGAAATATTGCAAACTGTTTCTCTCTTTTTATAATAATGGAAAAATTTTTATAAAAGTTTTTTTTTTCAGTGTTATAATCCATGAATACATGAATTAATGTATTTAATATAATAGCCCAAAATTCACAATATGTTTCATTTACTAAATAATCACTATTAATATTGAAAAAATTTTTACATGTATTTACATCATCTGTATTTACATTAAAATCTAAACCAAAAGTATGAATTACTTCATGACATAATACTTTAAACCATTCTTCTTCTCTATACACTGTAATCGAATTTTTTTTTGTACATTGATATGTCCATGCACTATTAACATTTATTCTATCTATTATTAACTGATCATCTGGAAATTCTTTATAAAATGGTGTAAAAAATATATTTAATAATAATTCTTCACTACATGAATTATTAGAATATAATGATATTAAGTATAATAGTAAATATATTTTCATTATATTTTCATTCATATTATTAGGTATAAAATCAAAAAAACAAAAATTAACACGTATTTTTCTATGAAATATTTTAAATTCGTAACTATAGATTGTTGAAATATTATCTTCAATGAATGTTTGAATATTTTTTGGGAAAAATGTATTATCTTTTTCTTGTAAATCAATATTTTTTTCAATAAAAGAAATATTTTTGAGTATATTATTTTTATTATTATTATAATATTTATTAGCATCTAATAAATTTGAAAAAAAAATGTCAATCAAATCTTTATAGTTTGTTTTTTTTAAAATAATATTTTCTTTGTAAATTATTTGTAGAAAATTCTTTTTTATAACATTATTATTACTATTTTTATTAATTAAAAAGTCTTGAGGACTTAATTCGTTATTCATTATATAAATATAATAATAAAATATTAATATTTTATTGTAAAAACATAAAAATTGATTTTTAAAAATATAAATTATAATTTTTAAAAAACAATGACGACTATTAGTAATAATACGTTTTTAGATATATATGATGATATATATATTAGTGATGATGATGTTATGAATAATAAAATAAATTATAATGATTCTGACAATAGTAGTATTAGTTATATTATTGATGAAAGTTATGATAGCGATGAAAGTGATGATAATAATGAAAGTAATGATAACGATGAAAGTGATGATAACGATGAAAGTGATGATGAGAGTGTTATTGATGATAATGATAATAGTGATGATGAAAATATTATTGAAAATAGATTTAACCCTTTAATTTATAGTCGTGATCCACAAAGTATATGGGAATTACATATATTGTTAGAATCATATCATGCATAAGAAAAATAATATTGAATAATGAAAAAAGTTAATATTAACATTTCATACATAGATACTACGTATGGCCAATTATCATTTTTAAAATAATATATTATAGGTATTGTTAAAATTACTGACCCAAATACAAATGATGTAAATTTTTTTCTTTCGTAATCTTTATTATCATAATTCATTTCAAAATTTGTATCTCCATTGGTATTTATTTTTAATATATCTATTAATGATTTTGACGTTTCAATATCACGCCATTTAACTTTTTGTTGACTTTTATTGTTTTTTTTTAAGCATCCTTTTTTTGGTTTTTTCAAATTATAATTTTTTAAATTATAAAGACAAGGTTTAATTGTAAAATAATGATTATAATTATAGTATATATACAATGGTATATAATGATAAGCAATAGCTAATATTGCAAAACCCAATGGTATTAATTTTTTATATATTCGTTTTATTATTTCATATGCTCCAATAAAGTGTAAAACATAAGCTAAATACAAAAAATAATGACGATATTCTGTCATCATAAATAATATTACAATAGGAACAACATACATACTTGTTGAATTTAAAATCGCATATTCATGAGTTTCATTTTTTGTAACATTAAATAAAAATGAATTAATTTTCATATATTATATATTTATTCTATTTTTATAAAAAATTGATTATTAATAATGAATTAATATAAATTAATATAAATTATTATAAATTAATTTAGAGTTTATTCACTATATAAAATAATGGCGCTTGAAATAGATACTCCTATGACAAACATTTTAAAGTATAAGTTGGATGATTTTAATAATGTAAAAGATTCTGGTTTTAATTTTGAGTTACCTACTAATACATTAACTATCATATCTCAAATATCAGAACTTGTTGGTGATGCAAGTTATATAAAAACTCCAGTATTTAAAAAAAAATCAAAAATTAAAAAAGTTGAACCATACAAATCAACTATAATAAAAAAAAATACAGTATTAGATAATGAAATGTGTAATATAAGAGAATGTATAAATAAATTAACAGAAGTAAATTATGAACAAATTGTTACATCATTATGTAAATCATTGGATGTTTTAATTGAAAACCAAGAGCATATAAATGAAATAAGTAATATAATATTTGAAAGAAGTAGTAGTAACAGTTTTTATGTAAAAGTTTATGCCAAATTATATGCTTATTTAATGGGTAATTATGAAATTTTTGAAAAAGTGTTAGAAAAAACATTTCCTGAATACATTAAATTATTTGATATCAATGACTATGAAAAATATAAAATAAATGCTGGTGACGATTATGAAGGTTTCTGTAGAATAATGCGTGAAAATGAAGAAAGACGTTCACTTAGTCGTTTTATTACATGTATGTTAGTTGAAGAAGTGATCGATGAAAAGTTTATTGTAAATATAATTTATACATTATTTAAAAAATTATTTACATTGGTTAATTTAGATGATAATGAAGGTATTAAAGCATTATGTGATGTTATTTGTGATAATATTAAAATATTCATTTTGGAAACAAATAATATAATTATCAAATCGAGTGAATGGAGTAAAATAAAAAAGGAATTAGATAAAGCAATGTTATTAGATACAATAAATACAAAAAGTTTTTCAAAAAAATCAAAATTTAAATTATATGATATTAGAGATTATTTAAAAAAAAATAATTTTACATAATAATAATTTTACATAATAATACCATTATTTTATTTTTATTTTACATTTAAAAATAAAATTTTTTCTAATTATTATTTTTAATGGAAGAAGATAATTGCTATGATTGTGCAATTAATAATCATTTCAAATTACCAATCGATTTTTTAGATGAAAAACATGTCAATAATATTAGTGAAATTACAAAAAAAGATTTAGAATTAATTGAAATCAATGAATCAAATAACGAAAAAAATCAACAAAGTTTTTACGAAAATGTATTCAATCCAACAAGTGAATGTTCTAAAGAAACATTAAAATTATGGTCTAATAAATATACAAATAATAAGCAATATCTTAAAAATACACAAGATTATTTTAGAAAAATAAGTAATAATAAACCCAAACCAATATCAAATACTGATGATATTTATAATAAATGGAAATCATTTGTGAATGAAGATAATTTTTATGAAAAATACAATTTTATTGATTATAATTATTGTAAGTTTTTAAATAAAAATCCATATTTTATGGCATTTTTTAGCATTATGTCTATTTTAGCACCAATCATATCACTATGTTCTCCATTTTTTGTTGTAATTGTTCCTTTCTTTATTTTAAAATATTATGGTGTTGATGTAAGTTTAAGTGATTATTATTATAATATAGTAGAAATACTGAAAAATACTTTATTTTATCAATTATTCAATAATTTTAGTAGCATACCGTTGGAAAAAAAAATTTATATGTTAGGTTCAATAGCTCTTTATTTTTACCAAGTTTATATCAATGTATTAACATGTGTAAGACACCATGAAAATTTATCAATTATTCATGATTTTATTTCTTGTTTAAAAGAATATTTAAATAATACCAAACATAATATTTCGATTGTTATGAAAAACGTAAATAAATTTAAAACATATAATAATTTTTATAGATTTTTAAGTAAAAAAAATAATAGCATAATAGATATTCTATCTAAAATAGAAAATATTGAATGTTATCAATGGAATGTACAAGAAATACAGTGTATGGGTTCATTAATGAGTAATTTTTATAATTTACGTTATGATATTAATATTCATGAAACAATGATGTTTTCATTTGGTTTTAATGGATATGTTGAGAATATAGTAAATATTACACGTTATATTGATATTAAAAAAATAAATAAAGCTGTTTTCAAAAATAAACAAAAATTAATTATGAAAAATATGTATTATCCACTAATAAAAGAAAATGTAGTTAAAAATAATATTAATTTAAAAAAAAATAAAATTATTACAGGTCCTAATGCTTCTGGTAAAACGACTATATTAAAAACAACAATATTGAACATATTATTGACACAACAAATTGGTTATGGTTTCTATGATAATTGCAAGATTCAGTGTTTTGATGATATTTATTGTTATTTGAATATTCCTGATACTTCAGGCAGAGATAGTCTATTTCAAGCAGAAGCCAGAAGATGTAAAGAAATTTTAACAAATATTGATGAAAATAAAAATAAAAATCATTTTTGTATATTTGATGAATTATATTCAGGAACAAATCCGTATGAGGCAACAGCAAGTTCATATTCATTTTTGAAATATTTATCATCTAATAATAATGTATCATTTTTATTAACAACACATTTTGTTGATTTATGTGAAAAATTAGATAAACATAAAAAAATATTGAATTGTCATATGAAAACGAATGAAGTAAACAATGAATTGCAATATAAATATAGATTAACAAAAGGAATAAGTAAAATACGTGGTGGTGTAGAAGTATTAAAAAAATTAAACTATCCTGAAAATATGATTAAAGAGACATTAGATTATTTACATAATTTATAATACGTTTTTTCAAAAACCTTTTAATCTTTATATTTTTTAAATGGATCTTTTAGCAATATTCGGTGTAGGAACAAATTTAATGTTTTCATTAGGTATAATATTTGTAATTGTAATAACATTATTTTATGTTAGACAAAGATTATCAGATTATGATAATAAAATGTCTTCAATGTTACAAGTAGTAAATGGAATTAATAATGAATTAAATAATATTAAAGGAAATATTAGTAAATTCAAATCGCAATTTGAAAAATTAGAAACAATACATGAGGGGATTGAAGAAATGGAAATGGATGATGAAATATTAGAAGAAAATGAACTTTTAGATAATATGGCAAAAATACATGAAATAGACGAGAATGAAGATGACGATGAAGATGATGATGAAGATGATGATGATGA